AAATTGAACCGGGCGATGAATTCGTAGAAGACGAAGTTGAAGTTGAAGACTCAATTGAAATTGAAGATGTTGAGGATGTAGACGTAGACGTAGAAATCGACGAAGCCAAAAAAGATGAAATGGATGAAAGTGAAAAAGTAGACGAAGCTAAAGAAGAGATTGACGAAAGAAAATCTCGAGTAAAAGGTGAAAAAGGTGTCGGAAACGAGGATGGAGACAAAGATGACTCTAAAATCGAAAAAGAAACTGAAAAAATGAGATTCAAAGAAGCAATGGAAGAAATTCAAGCGCTTAAAGTTGAATTAAATGAAGTTAACCTTTTAAATGCTAAGTTACTTTACACTAACAAAATTTTCAAGGCAAAAAACTTAACTGAAGGTAAAAAGGTTAAGGTATTAAAAGCATTTGACAAAGCGAAGGATGTAATGCAAGCAAAAACAATTTTTGAAACATTATCAGAAGGTTTATTAGATAAATCTCCTATTAATGAGTCAATCAAAAAGGGTTCAGCTTCAAAAGCTAGTGGTTTAGAACCAAAAGTAGCAAAACAACCAATCATTGAGTCAAATGATGTTTATAACCGTATGCGTAAGCTAGCCGGTTTAATTTAAAAATAATTATTAACAAAACTTAAAACTATTTATTATGAGCTTAAATTCTCTTTTAGAAAGCGCTAACCCATATCAGTCTTTACAGTCTGATGCAGCTAAATTAGCTGGTAAGTGGGAAAAGACAGGTTTGTTAGAAGGTTTAGATGGTTCCCACAAAAACAATATGGGTATCATTCTTGAAAACCAAGCTAAACAACTTGTTGTTGAGCAAAGTTCAACTGGTGGAGGTTCAGCCTCTTCAGGAACTTTCCAAAGCCAAACTGCTACCAACATTGGTGGACAGTGGGCAGGAGTTGCTTTACCATTAGTAAGAAAAGTATTTGGACAGATCGCAGCAAAAGAATTTGTTAGCGTTCAACCAATGAACTTACCTTCTGGTCTAGTATTTTTCCTAGATTTCCAATATGGAAACGACAAAACACCATTTAAAGCAGGAGACTCTTTATATGGTAACACTACAGCAAATACTGCTCCATTTGGTAACACAAACCAAGGTGGACTTTATGGTGCAGGTAGATTTGGATATTCTGTCCAAAATTCACAATCTATGTCTGGAACAACTACAGTAGCAAACGCTACTTGGAAAGATATGGATTATGATTCAGATTATTCTGCTTCAATTGCTGCTGATAACGTATACGTAAAAGTAGGTGTACCAACAGCATCATTAGCATTTGCAGACTTTAAAGGAGTTCAAGGATTCCAATTATTTTCAGGTTCACAAGCTAACCCAGCAAGTGATAACTTGAATTTAACTATAACAGGATCTGCAGGAAAACAACTTTCAGCATTTACAAGATACGAAGGTGAAGGACACGTATATTTCATCGTAGCTTCTTCTTCATTAGTAAATGGAGCTACTGAAATTGCTGCTGGAGACCCAGTATCTGTAGTATACCAAATCCAACCAACTGATAAGTACAGAGGTGACTTTGAAGCTGGAAATGCAGTACCTAACGCTTACAACAACGAAAGCGGATCAGGTGATGCAGCAGGATGTTGTCCAGACCAAGTTATTCCAGAAATCAACATTCAGATGAAATCATCTGCAATAGTTGCTAAAACTAGAAAACTTAAAGCTGTATGGACTCCAGAATTCGCACAGGATTTAAATGCATACCATGCATTAGATGCTGAAGCTGAATTAACTTCAATCTTAAGTGAATATATTTCACTAGAGATCGATTTAGAAATCTTAAGTATGTTAATTGAAGACGCTGCTGCTGGAACAGAAGTATGGTCAGCTGTTAACAACAGATCAATTGTACACTCTTCAGGAGCTACAAGTGATTTAAATTTCTACAACTCTCAAGGACAATGGTTCCAAACATTAGGAACTAAAATCCAAAAATTGAGTAACATTATACACCAGAAAACATTAAGAGGTGGTGCAAACTTCCTAGTATGTTCTCCAACAGTAGGTACAATCTTAGAAAGTATTCCAGGATTTGCTGCTGATTCAGATGGCGATGCTGCTAAAGCAAGCTACGCATTTGGTGTACAAAAAGTTGGTTCAATCAATGGTAGATATAAAGTTTACAAAAACCCTTACATGACTGAAAACAAAATCCTTTTAGGATTTAGAGGTTCTCAGTTCCTTGAAAGTGGTGCTGTATTCGCTCCATATATTCCGTTAATCATGACTCCACTAGTATACGATCCAGACACTTTCACACCAAGAAAAGGTCTATTAACTCGTTATGCTAAGAAGATGGTTAGACCAGAATTTTATGGTACTATCGAAGTAAACGGTTTAAACACTCTATAATCATAGATTAATTTAGATCAAAAATTAAGCCCCGCATTAGCGGGGCTTTTTTTTCATATTTATAATAATAAAAATATATTTCATATTTATAACAAAATACTAATTATGAATGTACCAATTTATGATGGTTGCCCAATCTGGAATGATGACGCAGTCCCTTTCGGGTTTTATAATGCAGATGCAGAATTTAAAAGTGATGCAGTAAAAGTAGCAAAATTTGTTGCTTCTAGGTTAGGATACCCACTAACAGATATTGAATTACAATCTTCTTCTATATTTACTGCTTTTGAAGAGGCTGTAACAACATATGGTAATGAAATTTACGCGTATAAAATACGAGATAATCAATTATCTTTAGAGGGATCGTCCACTGGTAGTGATTTAAACCATTCGCTTATAACACCAAGTTTTGAGCCTATAGTAAGACTAACAGAACAATATGGTGCAGAAGCAGGTTCAGGAGGAAATGTTCCTTGGTACTCAGGTTCATTTGATTTAACTTCAAGTATACAAGATTATTCATTCTCAACTTTTATGACAGCTAGTGGGTATACTGGTTCACAATATATGTTAGGTTTAGAAGTAAAAAGAGTATTTTATCAACCACCATTCCCAGCATCAGCAAGATATTTAGATCCTTACAACGGGTTTGGATTTGGAGGAGCAGTAGCAGCTGGTATTGTTGGATTTGGAGGGTTTGGTCAAGGAATGGGTTATTTAATGGCCCCTTTAAATTATGACTTACAAGTAATACAACAAATAGAAATGAATGAAATGGTTAGAATGTCTAATTATTCATTTGAAATTAAAAATGACAAATTAAGAATATTCCCAATCCCAGAATTTAATGCTGGGAACGATTCAAATTCAATAGTTTTAGGAAATTCTTTAATCATAGGAGATAAAATCCCAGCTACAACAGTACCTAATGCTAGTATAGCACAAACTTCAGCTGCTACGGCATTAACAGCAGTATCAGGTAGTGGAGCAACAGGAACAATTACAGGAAATGGTTCAGTAATTACAGAAATAACAGTAATAACTACAGGTAGTGGTTATGTAGTAAATGATTTAATAACAGTAGATCAAGCAACTTTAACATCATTAGGATTTTCAGGAGTATCTGGAGATGCTGTATTTAAAGTTCAACAAACGGATTTAAATGAAATATGCTCAGCTGGTAAAGTATGGTTTGAGTATATTTTAAGAGATGAAAGAGTTTCTAGTTCAATACAATTAATGAATGATAGAGTAACAAATGTATCAAATACCCCATATGCTAACCCTGATTATAATCAAATTAACTCAGTAGGTAGAAGTTGGATTTTTGAATATTCATTAGCTTTATGTAAAGAAATGTTAGGGTATGTAAGAGGTAAATATAGTAGTATACCTATACCGAATGCCGAAGTTAATCTAAATCAAGGTGATTTAATTTCAGCAGCAACAGCAGAAAAAACAGCATTAATAGAAAGATTAAGAACATATCTTGATGAAACATCGAGACAAGCATTATTAAATAGAAGAGCATCTGAAGCTGAATCCAAGATGGTTGAGTTACAACAAGTGCCCTACACAATATATATAGCATAATATGGCAATGTTTACTAGACAAAGGGACTGGTCCCTTATGAGACACTTAAATAGAGAAGTAATGGGTAATGTAATAACCCAACAAGCTGCAATCTATCAGTTTCAACTAGAACAAACAAAAGTTAACATTTATGGAGAAGCAGCAGAGGAAAAATATTATAATGGTCCTTTCTTATTTAATACTTTAATAAATAGATCAAACCAAGAATATGGTGAAAATATAGAAGGTATACAATATAATCAACCTATTGAATTTTATTTTTTAAGAGATGATTTAGTAGAAAAAGATGTTGTTCCAAGAGTAGGAGATATTATATTATATGAAGAAGGATATTACGGAGTGCAAAGCACAGTAGCTAACCAATATTGGGGAGGTAAAAATCCAGATTATCCTAATAATGATTCTGATGGACAATTAAATCCACTAAATCCAGGACTAGAAGAGTTTGGTAATAACATATCAATTTTAGTTTCTACATATTACATACCTGCTGATAAAGTAGCTATTTCACCATATCAAGAAAGATTCTAATGGCAAAACCAAGAAAACCAATACCAAAGTCACAATTAACTTTAAGCGAAAAAAAACACGATGCTTTTAGTGGGATAGAAAACCGTGGTAGAGTAGGAAACCCTAATGATGCTGTTATACCTAATAACCCAAATTATAACGAAACAGGTATACAACATAATAGATCATCACAAATGAGTTTTAAAGATGATGATACTAAACAATTCTCAGTAGGTGTTAAAGATATAGATGAAGCTGTGTTTTATTATTTTGAAAATAAAATTAAACCTTTTGTATTACAAAATGGTCAACGTAGGGAAGTACCAGTAATATATGGTGCTCCTGAAAGATGGAAATCATTTCAACGTGATGGGTATTATAGAGATAAAAAAGGTGCTATTATGTTGCCTATTATTGTAATTAAAAGAGACACAATAACAAAAGACAGAACAGTAGCAAATAAATTAGATGCTAATATGCCTAATTTATATGGTGTATTTTCAAAACAATTTAGCAGTAAAAATTTCTATAGTAATTTTGGTACCTTAAATAATAGAAGACCAGTTGATACTTTTCATGTTGTAGCGCAACCTGATTATGTAACATTAGAATATAGCTGCCTTATACAAACATATTACATGGAACAATTAAATAAAATTGTAGAATCATGTGAATACGCATCAGATGCTTACTGGGGTAATCCTGAAAGATATATGTTTAGATCATTTATTGATAGTTTTAACACAGCAACTGAATTAACAGTTAATAAAGATAGGTTGGTTACTGGAACATTTAATATTAGATTACGTGGATATTTAATCCCAGATACTATTCAAAAGGATTTAAATTCTACTAAGAAGTATAATTCTAAGGCAAAAGTTACAATTACTACTGAAGCTATTAGTAATCTTCAAGATAGTGATGTTATTTGGAATCCAACATGGGATGGTAGAAAAAGAGATTAATTTTAATCAATTTATTAATATTTATAATAAAATAAAAAATTATGTCAATAATTAAGTTACAAGAAGAAGAAATTACAAAACTAAAAGATATCCAAAGTAAAAATAACGAAATCGTATTTAACTTAGGAATTTTAGATTTAGACATTAATGCTTTAGAAATAAGCATAGAAAGTTTAAAAGAAAGAAGAAAAAATTTAAGAAATGATTTCGAAAATCTTTCAAAAGAGCAAAAAGTAAATGCTAAAGATTTAACAGAAAAATATGGTGATGGTAACATAGACCTAGAAACTGGAGAATTTACTGCAGTAGAATAGATTTTTGAAATAGTTTCCAATATTTATAACAAAACAATATTAAATATAATATAAGACAATGGCAGAAACATTAATATCTCCCGGTGTATTAGCAAGAGAAAATGATCAATCTTTTATTGGTTCAAGACCCGTAACTTATGGTGCGGCAATTGTTGGACCAGCAGTTATGGGACCTGTAGGTATTCCAACTGCAGTTTCATCATTTTCACAATATCAAGCTATTTTTGGTGGCACAGTAGAAAGTGGCAGTCAATACTACACATATTTAAACTCAACAGCAGCACAAAACTATTTTGAACAAGGTGGTGAATCATTACTAGTTACTAGAGTAGTAACTGGATCATTTAGTGAAGCTTCTTCAAGCATCCAAAATGCAGCAGTAGCAAGTGGTGTTTTAAACACAACTTTTAACGCAAGCGGTTCAATTACAACTAATAGTACAGATGCAACTAACAATTCAAGCTTAACAGTCCCTGCAGGATCAATTACTGGGGGAAGTGGTGCTTCAACTGCAGCAGCAGTTCTAGTAATAGCAGGAAATGCTGTAACTAGTATTAAATTTACAGCAGGTACAGGATATGTAGCAGGTGATTCATTAGAAATAGCATCAGGTGTAATAGGTGGTACTGTAAATTTAGCAATAACATTAACAGCTGCTAATATTATAAATGGAAATGCTTTTGTATTATCTACTTTATCAGAAGGTGCAATAATGAATAATTATTCATCTACTGGGGACTTAGCTAATGGAGCACTATCATTAGGTACAGCAGATAATTTAAGATGGGAAATTCCATCACAAAACACAGCATCTGGACAATTCGCTTTATTTATTAGAAGAGGAAATGATGTATCTAATCAAAAAGCAATATTAGAGTCTTATAATAACTTATCAATGGATCCAACAGCTCCTAACTATGTAGCTAGAGCAATTGGAGATACCTACTATACAGTAGAACAAGATGGATCAGATTACTATGTTAAAACAAATGGTAACTATCCTAACAGAAGTGCTTATGTAAGAGTTTCAAGTGTATTAACTCCTACACCACAATATTTTGATAATAATGGAGCAGCAAAATCTTCATTCTTTAGTAGCCTACCAATTGTAGGTTCAGGTTCATTCCAAGGAGGAAACGGAGTAAACATTGAAAACAATGATGCTAAATTTAACGAAAATATTGATGCAAATAACATACAAGGTATTAGTGCTAACGACTATACACAATCTTTAAACCTATTAACAAATGCAGATGATTACCAATTTAATGTAATATCAGCTCCAGGTTTAATACATTCTTTACATGCTTCACAAGTTAACCAAATGGTTAATTTAGCACAAGGAAGAACTGATTGTATGGCAGTAGTTGATTTAGTACCTTACAATTCAACAATTAATACAGTAACTACACAAGCAGGTGCATTTGATTCAAGTTATGCAGCTACGTATTGGCCGTGGTTACAATCGATTGATCCTAATACCGCACAATCTGTGTGGAGCCCAGCGTCCGTGTTTATACCAGGCGTATATGCGTTTACAGACGCATCATCTGACCCATGGTTTGCACCAGCAGGTCTAATTAGAGGAGCTTTAGGAAATGTAATAAGAGCTGAAAGAAAATTAACATCAGGAAATAGAGATACATTATATGAAGCAAATGTTAACCCAATTGCAACTTTCCCAGGAAGTGGAACAGTAGTATTTGGACAAAAAACATTACAGAAAAGAGCAAGTGCTCTAGATAGAGTAAATGTACGTAGATTATTAATAGCACTTAAAGATTATATTGTACAAGTATCAGATAATTTAGTATTTGAACAAAACACAATAAGTACTAGAAATAGTTTCCTAGCACAAGTTAATCCATATTTAGAATCAGTACAACAAAGACAAGGATTGTATTCATTTAAAGTAGTAATGGATGCTACAAATAACACACCAGATGTTATTGATAGAAATGAGTTAGTAGGTCAAATTTATTTACAACCAACTAAAACAGCTGAATTTATAATCTTGGATTTCAATGTTCTACCAACAGGAGCAACATTTCCATCATAAAAACTAAAAAACGGAATATTTATAATAAAATAAAATAATAAAATGGCAGTATTAGACCCAAACGAAATATTTTTTACAGCATTTGAGCCAAAACAAAAGAATAGATTTATTCTTTATGTAGATGGGATTCCATCTTACCAAATTAAAGGTATGGGAGCTGTAACATTAAACCAAGGTACAGTAGCTTTAAATCATATTAACGTTCAACGATTTGTTAAAGGTAAATCTACATGGGCTCCAATTTCAATGACGTTGTTTGACCCAATTACTCCATCAGGTGCGCAAGCAGTAATGGAATGGGTAAGATTACATCACGAATCAGTAACAGGTAGAGATGGATATAGTGATTTCTATAAAAAAGATCTAACATTAGATGTACTAGGACCAGTAGGTGACATAGTATCTGAATGGATTATTAAAGGAGCATTAATTACATCTGCTAACTTCGGAGATTTTAATTGGGATACTGAAAATGCAGCTCAAGAAATTGCATTAGAAGTACAACCAGATTACTGTATTTTAAATTTCTAAGAAAATTCACACATATTTTTAAAAATAGCTTGGCTTCGGTCAGGCTTTTTTTTATATTGATATGTATAACTAGAAACACGTTACAAACTAAATAAAGATTATATGAGTGAATTTAAATTCCCAACTGAAGAAATTGATTTACCTTCAAAGGGCTTAGTATATCCAAAAGACAACCCCCTATCTAGTGGTAAAGTAGAAATAAAATATATGACTGCTAAAGAAGAAGATATTTTAACTAACCAATCATATATTCAAAAAGGTACAGTATTAGATAAATTATTAGAGTCTGTAATTGTAAGTAAAGACATTAATATAGATGATATTATTGTAGGTGATAAAAATGCATTATTAATTGCTACACGTATTTTAGGATATGGTAAAAAATATGAGTTTAGATCTAATGGTCAAACGCATATTGCG